GTTCATATTATCCTCCTTAATTATAATATAAATAATTATATTAAAAGGAGAACTATTTATATGAGATTACACAATTATTTACAGGAACGCAAAAAAATACAGAAAAGTGAATACTTATATGGAATAACTTTCGTTGATATTGATGAGTGTTTAGCTAATACATTTGCAAAAATTGTAGTCAGAAACAAGGAAACAAAGAAGGAAGTATTACAATTAGACAATCAAGAATTTAATTCATATGTATTAAAGGACGATGAAGAATATGATTTTGGACAATTTGGTAATTCTGAACTATTTGTCAAAACTTCAGTACCTATTGAGAATACTGTAAAACGTATTAAGAAAATGATTAATGGAATCAAACAATACAAAGAAAGAAGTAAAAGCAAGGTTATCTTCTTAACAGCAAGAGCAGACTTTGACAACAAACAAGTATTTCTGCAATGGTTCAAAGATATTGGAATAGATGTTGATTTTACATCTAATGTATATATTGAAAGAGTAGGTAATGTTAAAACTGGTACAATACCTGATAAGAAGAAAGACGTTGTGTTACGCTATTTAAAGGAATCTATTTTTAGAAGAGTAAGAATGTTGGATGATCATAAACCAAATGTAACAACTTTTCTTAATATTGCAAAGGAATTACCAAGTAATATAATTGAAAAAACAAAGAAAAATGCAAACATAACAGACAATAACGAACCAGTAATAACATTTTACGGTTTACAAGTACTTCCAACAGGTCAATTATCACTATTAGGAGAGGAAAAGGTATATTAAATGGATTTAGAACTATTATTAAATGAAGCAAAGAGATTAGATGAATCAGGAATACAAGGTATTAAAAAATTACGAAAGAGGTTTGACAGTGCAGAGATTTATTTTCACATTGATACAGATGGTGTATGTTCAGCTATAGGAATGAAAGCTTATCTTGAACAATACAAGTTTAAAGTTACCGCTGTTCATCCAATACAATATGGAAGCATGGAATACGCTATACCAAAGGGCAAAACAGACACTATGAAAGTACTGGTTGATTTTGCACATGGTAAACATATGTTTGACATACATCAAGATCATCATGAAGGACAGGTAGGAGTAAAACAAGGAACAGCTACAAGCTTTAAAAAATCACCGAGTGGTGCAGGTATCATTTCAGGACAGTTATCACCAAAAGAGATTTTTCCTGCAAGTGATTTACATGTCATTAATACCGTTGATAGTGCTGATTTTGCATCTCAAGATTTAACACCTGATGACATTATGAGAGCAAGTTTTAAAGTGAACAAAACAATTTCAGTAAAAGACAATCACTTAATGATGGGATTAGTAGTTAATAAACTATTGCTTACATACAAAAACAAGAAAGGTTTTCTACCTCAATTAGTAATGCAAGCAAAACCATCAATGTTTTCAATGTATAATATAATCAAAAAGCTTGCAATTAAAGAAGGTTATAAAACACCTGAACAAATTGGAACAGATTCAAGGTCTTACATTGAACAACAAGAAGGTAAATTCAAGACAGGTAAAGTTCAGGACGTTATGACATTAAAGACTGGTGAGTCCATAATGGTAGGTAATTTGCTTGTTCAATATGGTGGTGGTTACATGGGTAAGGGAAAGCAGTATGACAGATATACACCCTTTAAATTGCACCCAGAAGCTAATTACATGACTATTGCTTGACCAGTAGGATTAGTTCAATTATCACAAAATCCATTTAAAAAACTTGATTCAGATTTACATCTTGGTGATATCATGGACAAAAAGGTTATGCCTAAGTTTAAAGCTGACCTAAAGGCAATTGATATATCCTTAAAGACTATTAAAAGAGTTTTTGAAATGGATATTATGAAAAAGAAAATTGAAGGTGCTGTAGGTTTTGGGTTTAATGATCTGATTGCTTTATATGGTGACAAGATAAAGAACCTTAAAAAAGAGACTAAATGATTTTCTATGATTGAGGACATCACTAATAAACCATTTGGTAATTTAACTTTCAAACAAAAAGACTTATTAAGTAAAGTTACCATTACAGCATGAGATGTTATTCAAGCTGGTAGTGGTGGTCATAAAGCTATTACTAATTCAAGTGGTTACAACTTTATCATGAAGGATCAATATGATGGTGGATACGTTTCTATGTTACATAAAATTCAATATGAAATTGCGAAAGTAATGCAAGATAAATAGAAAATGCAGATTGTAGCATTGATAGGGTTCTGAATAACTTATTCCCCCTACCAAGTACTACCTTATTTCAGTGAAAATATACTACTTTTTAATCAATTTTCACTGAAATAACACTATTTACAATATAAATTAACAAATTTAACCTAAAATATGAACAAAATACCAAATAGTTCAATTTTTAAGATTGTAGCATTGATAGGGTTCTGAATAACTTATTCCCCCTACAAGGTTGACTAAATTTAATAAGCAATTTAACAAAAAATAATTCAAGGTATTAACATAAAAGTCTATTAATACTATAATATATAAATACTATCATACAGGAGGACTATTTTAAATGAAATTAATGACGGAATCAAATTTTGATGTCAATATTGACACTGATAGTAAGAAAAATTTATATGTTGAAGGTGTGTTTGCAGGTTGTGAACAAATGAATGAGAATGGTAGAATTTACCCAAGGCATATATTAGAAAGAGAGATTACAAGAATAGATGAATCAGTAAAAGGAAGGTCTTGTATTGGTGAATTAGACCACCCAACAAACAGAGCAGAACCATTACTAAGTGAAGCATCTCATTTAATACAAGAGCTTAAATGACAAGGTAACGAAGTATATGGTAGAGCGAAGGTACTCACAAGCACACCAAGAGGTTTAACATTAAAAGGATTAGTTGATGATGGTGTCAAGATAGGTATATCAACCAGAGGTCTTGGAGAAACTACCTTTGACAAATCAAGAGACGCTGAAATGGTAAATGAGTCATACCAACTACTTACATGAGATATTGTACTCAATCCATCACATCAAACAGCCTTTGTTAATGGTATATATGAAGGAAAAGATTTTGGATTACCAACCATACCAACACAAGTTGTTCCTGATAAAATAGACGTATTAAAGGAACATGAAAGAAGAATATGACAGGTAATCAGCAATATTAAGTAAAATTTATAAATAATCTATAAACAAAAGGAGAAATTTAACATGGATAAGATTTTTGACATGCTTGATCTTGATAAATTAGACGAGTCCAAGCAAACTGAAATACAGGAAGCAATCCAACAGAAAATGGATGACATCTGTGACGTAAAGCTACACGAACAAAAAGAAGACTTAAGAGAACAATTAGTAGAAGAGTATGAAACTAAATTTGATGATTATAAAAATGATATATCTGAAAAATTTAGTAATTTTGTTGACGGTGTATTAGATGAGGAGATGGTAATTTCAGAAAACATCAAAGAGTTCGCAAGAAAAGGTGAGCTATATGAAGATGTTATGGAAACGCTTAAATCAAGAATGGCAATTGATGAAGGAATGATCAAAGAAGAAACAAAAGAAATTCTTTCAGAATGTCATGACAAAATTGAAGACCTAAAAAGTGATTCTGATACTTTAATTTCTGAAAACATGGAATTAAAAACCAAAATGAAACATATGGAAACATTCATTTATCTAACAGAAGAATGTGAAGGTCTAACAGCTAAACAAAAAGAAAAAGCTTTCTCTTTGCTTGAAGGCGTTCAGGATAAAGATGAGATCAGACGAAAAATTGATGTAATTATCGAAAGTACAGATGATAAGGTTGAAGATGTTAAACCAATTCTAACAGAAAGTAAACCAGTTGAAGAGATAAGTATCCCTGATGATCAGCAAGGTTCAATGGTATCTTACTGAAACAACATGATTTCATCTACATAATAAAAAATTAAAGGAGAATTAAACAATGAACGGAAATATTTTACAAAAATGGCAACCAGTTCTTGCGAACGAAAATGCACCGAAAATTAAGACTAAGAAAATTGAAAATGCTACTGCTATGATGCTTGAAAATCAGGAACAGTGGCTACAGAAAAATGGTGGTCTTCCCTCTATGTCAGAGGCAATAAATGATCCCGGTACTGCTCAGTATTCTGGTTCACTTACACCAAATGGAAACGCTTATGCTGATAGTGGTTTCTTTAATAAAATGGCAATTCCAATGGTTAGACGTACATTTCCTAATCTAATTGCTCATGAGATTGTTGGTGTTCAGCCAATGTCAAGTCCAGTCGGTTTAGCCTTCGCTATGAGATTTGTTGCAGATGGTACATATTCTGGAGCAGCGGCTACTCAGGAAATTGGGTATAATACTATTGACTCTTCCTATACTGGATCGTATGCAACTTCAGCCGGTGAAGCACTTGGAAGTAATTCAGCAAATAATACTGGTCTTGGTTTTGGTACAAACGCTGAAATTCCTGAAATTTCCGTAACATGGGAAAAAGATCAGGTCGAAGCTAAAACCCGTAAACTTCGAGCACGTTGGAGTCAGGAAATTGCTCAGGACATCCAAAATATGCACGGATTAAATCTTGAAGAAGAAATGATGGATGCTTTGGCTTATGAAGTCGTGGCAGAAGTGGATCGTGAATTG